GGGGTCTACGGGTGCCATTTTCCCCGTATTCCCCGCACATGTAGTACCTGAGAGGCAATTTAAGCTGTTTTCTGAGCTTTTTGAAGAATTTCTGTATGTGGTGGTGGGTCAAGGACTCATCGACCGGTAGGTGGTCATCTGAGTAGGTTAGGGTGATGAATGAATTGTGATCGTGTTGTGTACTTTCGTGCATACAGCGGATGGCCCAGGATTTAGCACGCGAGAGCCTACAACCGATACATTGACCGCACGGCAGGCGAAGAGGTTCAGCATCAGGATGAGGATCATAATTGAAGCGAACAAGGTTTTTGCCATTGTGCTGCATCCTCCTGGAAGCCAGGAGGGGTTTATAGCAGGGCATTATAGGCGGTAGCCGCCGCGCATGTTTGTACGCGGGTTATTTTTTTTGTTCATCCGGGTTGCACCCTTCGTGAACATTTTCTTAGATTTGCGTCGTGACAGTTTTCTTGGTTTTCTCATAATTTTAATAACTCCTAAGTTATTGATTGTTGGTGTTTGAATTATAGCTTTTTTTGGTTGTATTTTTCGACCTTTGGGTGGAATGGTGTCACTCCGCACAGTTAGAGACAAGTAGTCTAACTGTTTTCTGGCTCCGTGGGATTGTCGGAGCCGTCCCCAGAGGGGTTATTTTCACCCGGTTCAGCAGTGTGATCACCAGGTGTTTCGGTTGACCGAGATGGCAAGTAGGAAGGAGGCAGTAAGCCCATTTCTACCATTGCGGACTTATTTTCGGGGTCTTGGGCGAAGTTGAGGAAGTCACCGGGGTTGTCATTGAATTCACGACGAATATGTGACGGTAAAGCATAGAACAGATCGTTGGCTCGCATTATTTTATTTTGTGCTTCGTGGAAGTCGATCGGGTTCGAATAGTCACCGAATGTTAGTTCGTGCGTGTTGTTTTGAGGAAGAATCCCGGTTTTTTGGTATCTGCGTATAACTTGATTTATGTCAACTTCATCACGGAAAGATTGTTTGGTCCGTGAAGGTTTGGTAAATGTTATATCACCAGGTCGCGCCTGGTTCTTTTTTTGTTTGCATTTTGTCATCTTGTTATCTCCACTTTGTGAGAACCACTCGGGGTTCTTCTAATGTTAGTTGTTCGAGTTGTTTGTCTAGGTTTAGTACGTCGCCAGACCATAAATGCTGCAGCATTTTTCATAATGAAATTGATGATAGCGCCAGGCGTTAGGTCTTTAGGTAATACGCCTAGTTTATCAAGGGCGTATTCGTACATGTCAGCTTGAAAATCAGCTTCCATGACTTTTGGAGTTTGTATCTGTATTTCATTTGATACTTTTGCAGCTTGCTGATTAGTGAGCCAGTTTTGCTCGTCGATAAGTTGTGTTTGTGCATTTGTTTTAGTTTCCTCAGCTAATGTTTTAGCAGTTTGGGCTTGTGTGTTAAGAGTATTAACGAGTGCAGGTACAGCTTCAGTTAACATTTTCGCTGATTGTGCGGTAGTTGATTGTGCTTGAGTAGATGCTCCTGCAGGAGTTGATGCTGCGCCTTTCATATAGGCGAGCATAGGATTAAGGCCTGCTTTTTTCATGTCGGCCATTGAGCGTTGATAAGCAGTTGATGACATTCTCTCCTGAAATGCCATTTGTTCGCGAGCTATTTCGCGGTTTTGTTGGTTCGCTTTCTTCTGTCCGAGAAAGGATAAAGCCGAGCCCACGAGGGGCGCGGCCGCAGATAGTCCTGCTAGTAATGGAATAGGCATTAGAAGTGATCGATCATGCCAGGTACTGAATAAGTTGGCATAGGTCGTGCGGTTTTTAAGTCGATGTATGAATCCAGAATAAAATGCGGTTCAGTTGGAACCGCCAGGATTCTTTCGACGGGTGGGTTATCGACAATAAATTCATCACCCAGGACAGGTAGGTTTGAGAAATTTTGGGCAAGATGCCATATGTCGAGTGTTTCAGGATCAGAGGAACGGAATTTTCCCGTTACCTGTGAAGGTTTATATCGGTAGTCTGCGAAGGCTTCGTTGTATCCGAATACTTCGTTATCGATAGTTGGATTGTTAGAAATATATATTTCTTTGTTTAATACAGCTTGTTCTCCAAGTGTCTGAAATGCCGGCATGTAGAAGTCGAAGCGTGTCTGCCTGGACCACATACGGTTTAACCCTTGTTGATAGGTTAGATCGGCATTTATCGAAAGGAAGCCGATTATTGTGCAGTGCTCTGTAAATGATTTAGTAAAGCCGTGACCAGAACCTGAAGCAGTGCCTACGCCTGCTAATTGTCCTTGAGGTTGGTCTTGTCCGGCATATGTAGAAGCAACTGGTTGTACGTTTAGCGGAGTAGAAGTTCCGCCCAGGTACTCTGGACGGGTTGCCCGTAGGTCGGGTGATGTGACTCCGAAATGGGATTTTACAATTTCAATATAGCGGGTTCCCGAACGCATATCTTTCTCAAAGATGCGTTGTATTGCGAATGATTCTCGGAGTGCGTTAATTGTTACCGCGGTAGCTTGAGATAAGTCAGCATAAGAATTTGCATCAAGTTGGAGGCCAGTTTGGACTCCAAATCTCATGTTTGTATCAGTGCCTGGTACTACGGTACGCAGGTTGGTATCTACTCCACCAGTGAAGTTTGTTTCGGTTCCGTTTTGGAATTGTAGAGCAATGTCTGATCCATTGCTTGATACGGCAGCCACTAATGGCGCTTGACCGCCGATCGGTATAGTAATTGCGTCAGATTTCTGGGGTGATGGGAGGCAGGACGTAAAATAGTCATGACGCTTTCCACGCCTTAATAGTTCGTAGTTTGTTATTGGATCTGCTGTATCGTCTTTTTTTACGGTTACAGAGTCTTGAAGATTTTGATCGCGAAACCATTCGTTATAACACAGGTTCATGGCTCTTAATGGTAGAGCAGATAATGTTACTTGTTCGGGGTCAGTGCCTGGAGGTATGCCCATGTAATCAAATACTGAACCGGCAGAAATAGGAGCACCAGTAAGTCGAGGTACGAGAAAATCTGTAGAGTCATCGGGGTCATCTTGTTCACCTTGGAAACGTTGCCAGTTATCCCAGATCAAACGATTAGGAACTGAGAAGAAGAAGGACGACATTCTCATGTTGTCCATGATCGGTTTTAGTGGTGTTGATAGTCGTGCAAATAGCGTTGCGTTAAGTTTGAATGAATCGCCAGGCAGTGCCTCGTCGACATAAAATGGAATCAAGAACGATGAATTTAATGTGGTCTTGTATCCGCATGAACGGTCAAATGATGACCGGGTAATATTAGCCTGTGGTACCTGGCTAAAATGTGATTGATTAGGTGATTTAATACGACTCATTTCACGGCCTCCAATTTTTGGGATGGCGCATATTCAACGGCACATCCCAGGGCCACTTTTGCGTCGAGAAGCGTAATTTGCGAGCTATTATCGTCAAAAGAGCCAATTTCAAATAGTGTGAAATCGGCCGGATATTTGTGGAAGGTGCTGCTCTCATCTCTGCAAGCTTCTTCGAAGCTTCGGACTGCGCCGCCAGTAGTCGGGTTAAAGAATGGGGTGAGGTAGGCCTGAGTTTTAGAGTCATAGATAGTAAAGATTTTTGAAATCATTGTTAGAGTTCTCGTTTAAGTTTATCGAGCTTTCGCTCGGTTATTTTTTGTTGTGCATTTAGTTTTAGATCATTTGGAAAATTTTTGTAGGCTTTTTCCTGCCTTTTTTCTTTGAGGGAATCCATGTACAGAGGATCGATTTCTGCCATAAGTGTGTCGTAGTAACGTGGGATTTTTGCATAGTGTACTCCGTTTTTTCCTGAGATTAGAAGTTCGTCGTAAGAATATATATCTTGATAGTACTGATCGAACCAGGCTTTTGCAATGCCAGGCTTGCGTGACATTGCGGTATATTCTGGTGTTCGGTCGACGGTAAGACCGTGTTGCGTTAGGTGAGTATAGTCGGCATCTTTGCCGATTTGTTTTTTCATGATGTAGCGCGCTACGTATTGGCAGGTTTCGAGGTTAACGTCAGATATGTCTACGTTCCCTTTTCCCCATATTTTAGCAATTTGGGGTGATGTGTTTAGTACCTGGCGCTGTTTGTTTACTCCGTAGGGCTCCAGATCAGTGGGTTTATAACCAAATAGGATTATGTGGTAGTGGGGTCTACGGGTGCCATTTTCCCCGTATTCCCCGCACATGTAGTACCTGAGAGGCAATTTAAGCTGTTTTCTGAGCTTTTTGAAGAATTTT